ACACCACAAGCGCACGGGTGGTGGCGCGCCGTGGGGGGGTGAGGGCGGGGAGGAGCGTGGCGGCGATGAGGGCGGCGGTGAGGAGGGCGGCGCGGTGGCGCGTGTGGGGGCCGCGCGCGCGTGGCGCCGAGGAGAGGCGGCGCGCGTCAGACGCGCGGTACGAGGCCGCGTCAGCCTTGTTCAAGCTCGCCCACGCGGCGGTCTTCGACGGTGTGCTCAAGGCGCAGGTTGATGAATTCGGTGGGTCGGACGGGGGCGAGGCCGATGTCGACGAGGAGGTAGCCCTCGGCGATGGCGTCGAGGGGGTTGTTCTCGTCGTTGCACATGACGAAGAAGGCGTCGTCTTGGGATTCGCCCTTGAAATAGCCAGCAGACCAGAGGCGGCGCAAGAAGTCTTCGACGTCGGACTTGAGGCGAGCGCGGAGGGAGGCGTCGTTGGTCTCAAAGACGACCCATTGGGTGTGCTGGAAGATGGAGCGGCGCACGATGTTGAAGGTGCGGCGGATGTTGATGTAGCGCCAGTTGGGGTCGCTGGAGAGGGTGCGTCCGCCCCAGGGGCGGGTGCCGCGGACGGGGAAGGAGCGGACGCAGTTGATGCCCTTGTGGTTGAGCTCGGCGATGTCGTCCTCGCGCAGGACGATGGAGGTGTCGACGACGCCTTCGAGGGGGAGGTTGGCGGGGACGCGGTGGACGCCCTCCTCGCGGTCGCACTTGGCGAAGAGGCCAGCGAGGTGGCCGGAGGGGGGGATGTGCTTCTTCTTGCCGCGGTCGATGATGGTGAGCCAGGGGTAGTAGATGGCGGCAAAGGCGGTGTCGAATTTGATGCGAAAGTCTTGGGCTGCGTTGATGGAGGTGGACTCGGGGAGGTCGATGAGGGCGAAGCGGTCGCCGAGGCGCTCGCAGTGGCTGACGATCTCTTTGTAGACGTGCTCGATCTCTTTGAGCTTGGAGCGCTTCTTGTCGCGGTCGTAGAAGGCGAAGTGGACGTCGGGGGCGGCGATGAGGTCGAGCTCGTCGTTGCCTTCGAGGGAGGCGAGGCCGAGGCGGGCGTGGGGGCCGTCGTCGCGGCCGATGAAGTCGTCGGGGGAGATGTATTCGATGCCGTCTTGGCCGCCGCGGAGCTTGAGGGGGGAGGAGGAGGGGATGGGAGCGGGGAGCTTTTGGGGGATGGGGGCTGGGGACTCGAGGTCGCGGACGCGGATGAGCTTGGACTCGCGGTTGATGGCGCGGATGTAGTGGCGGGGGGAGGAGGGGGAGAGGGAGAGGGCGGTGAAGCGCTCGGAGGTGTTGCCGTAGCGGACGGAGAGGGTGAACTCGACGGGGGAGACGTTGGTGGGGGAGGAGACCTTGAAGGGGTGGCCGATGGGGCCGGACCAGAAGAGGGTGTTACCGCGGACGTTGGTGAGGGTGACGTAGTGGGTGACGGTTTGGCCGTCGCGGGTCTCGGAGAACTGGACGGTCATGCCGACCTCGAAGCCGCGGCTGGACTTGACGTTGAAGCTCTCGTCGTCTTCGGACATTTGGATGATGCGCTTGTTTTGGGGGTCGCGCATCTCGTCGATGTTGGTGTCGACGCGGGGTTTGTCGGGGATCTCGACGTGGAGGGTGATGTCGTTGCCCCAGGCGCCGGGGCTGGAGGCGATGACCTCCATGAGGGGGAAGCCTTTGCCTGGGGGGGGTGTGCTCTGGTCGTAGAGCTTGGTGGAGGCGTGGCGTGCGAGCTCGGCGTTGGGTTGTTGGGCGTTGCGGAAGATGTGAGCGACGCGGAGGATGAAGCAGGTCTTGCCGCCGTTGAGGAAGAAGCCCTCGACGGCGTTGTGGAGGTAGCTGTTGGGGATGGGGTTGCCGTAGACCTGCTTGAATTGTTCGAAGTTGATGATCTTGACGGGGGCGAGGGGGCCGCGTTCAGCGACGCCGAGGAAGGCGGGGACGCCGGTTTCGCCGAGGTCGATGGAGGTGTTCTGTTGGACGCTGGAGCTGAACTGGATGCCAGGTGCGCGGATGGTCCCCATGGTCGATCTCCGATGATGCCTGTGAGCGCCCGAGGTGCGTTTGGGGGTCGCTCGGGGGGAGCGACCGCGCGGGGGGGGTGTGGTGTGGGCGTGTCTCTCGTGGGGAGAGGGGTGGGTGTATCGAGCGCATCCGCACCTCAGATCTAGGAGGTGGCGAGCCGTGCGCGGGGTGCGAGCGGGCGGTTGGTGCGTGGGGAGAGGCTAGCCCATCCGGCTTTGGTTGATCTCTTTGTTGATCTCGGAGATCTCACGGATCCAGATTTGCCGCTCCTTGTGCTCCATCGCGAGGATGTCGTCGATAGACCAGTGGAAGTGGTAGGCGATGTAGGCCACCTCTTGGTAGATCTTCTCCAAGGGGTAGCTTAGAATCCCCCCAATCCGGTCCCCATATCGACTTGGAAGTCATGGCCGCAGGCGGGGCATTTGACGTTCATGGAGGTGGTGCCTTCCTCGTTGATCTTGCGGTAGAATTCTTGGAGGTAGGCGAGGTCGGAGCTGAAGAGCTCTTCGACGATGCTGGGTGTGATGGAGCGGAGGGTGCCGAGCTTGATGATGACGCGGGAGAGGAGGATGATGACGAGGTAAGCGCGGTTGGCTTGGACGCGGTAGTCCTGGAGGGGTGCGATCTCGTCTTTGGCGGTGGCGAGGCGCATGACGCCGTCTTTGTGGAGGTTCCCGTCTTTGTCCACGTAGCCTTTGGGCAAGGAGAATGGAAACTCGGTTGTGAAGGCCATTGATGCTCCGGTGGTGGGGGGAGGGGGATGTTGGTGAGGTCATCGGCCCTCGGGACTGTGGTGTGAGGGCGTCGTGTGCACACCTTACTATAAGACGAGGGGGGATACCACCGTCAAGGTGAGGAGGGAAGAGAAAGGGGAGGGTTGGTGGTGTGAGTGGTGTGTATGGGTTGTTTGGGGCAAAAAAAAGGCCGACCCTGGGGTGCAGGGTCGGCCTTTTGGCTTCAGACGGGCGAGGCAGATCAGGCGATCTGGAGGTCCTCGACGACGAAGGTGATCTCTTCGGTCACAGGGTCGTTGCCCTTACCGTCGAGGCTGTTGATCTTCCACTGCTTGGGCCAGCACCCGTAGAGGTTCCAGCGGCGGATCTCGTTGCCGACGTTGTCGTTGAGGACGATGGAGATGTCGCGGCGGTCGTATTGGCCGTCGCGGCATGCGCGCCACCAGTCTTGCAGGTCGCTGGTGACGATGTAGCCCTTCTTGAGGGTCACGTCGCCGAACTTGGCGCGACCGGGACGCTTGCGGAGGAACAGGTCATCACCGTCTTGGTACTCGATGACCTCGATCTCGGAGTTGATCCCGTCGACGCCCTTGAAGTAGCCAGCGTTGACGCCGCTGATCTCCACCATGAAGTTGTAAGCACCTACGTAATCCAGATTTGTACGACGAGTTGGCATGAGGAATCTCCTTTGCTGCCCAAGGACAGGTGACGACCTCCGTCACCTTTCAGACACAGATGGAGTGGATGGGTTGCCCCACCCACGGGGGGGAAGTGTTACTCGGAGACGTCACCACCAGCGGCCATTTGGCCGATGCGGAAGATGACGAACTCAGCGGGCTTGACGGGGCACATACCGATCTCGCAGATCAGCTGGCCAGCGTCAACGACCTCGGGGGGGTTGGTCTCGGCGTCGCACTTGACGTAGAAGGCTTGCTCGGGGGTGGAGCCCATGAGCGCGCCAGTGCGCCAGATGCGGAGGAGGAACGCGGTGATGGTGCGCTCGACACGCTTCCACAGCTTCTGGTCGTTGGGCTCGAAGACCACCCATTGGGTGCCCATCTCGATCGAGGCCTCGACCATGTTGAACAGACGGCGGACGTTGACGTAGCGCCAGCTCGCGTCGCTAGAGATCGTGCGGGCGCCCCACACACGGATGCCGCGGTTCTTGAAGAAGCGGATGCAGTTGATGCCCTTCGGGTTGAGGATATCCTGCTCGCCCTTAGTGATGTTGTACTTCAGGCCTAGGGCGCCACGGACCAGCTCGTTCGCGGGGGCCTTGTGCACGCCGCGTTCGGTGTCCGAGCGGGCGAAGATACCGGCCATGTAACCGCTCGGGGGCTGGAAGATGTTGCCACGCTGCGGGTCGTACACCTCGATCCAGGGGAAGTAGTAGGCGCCCATCTTCGAGTCGCGGGGCTTCGGCAAGCGATCCACGCCGCCCTTCTCGATCGTCTCAGGGGAGTCGAGGATGGCGAAGCGGTACTTCATGTTCTCGCAGTGCGACAGCACCGCATCTTGGATCGCGGGATCCGTCTGGCCAGGCACGACGACGATGTTCACCTCGTCCACCTCTTCCAGCGACTTCAACCCCGTCCTCGTGCCAGGACCATTGTCCTTGCCGATGTAGAGGGCCGCGCGGCTCGCGATCTTCTCCCCGTCTGGGTCCACTGACTTCTCAGGATCCCATTGGCCAACGTTGACCACGAAGCAGCGACCACCGCCGTTGTTAAAGAAGCCATAGACGGCGTGAGCCAGGAACTCGCTGTTCTGGAAGTCACCAAAGTTCTTGGTGAACTGACTCCAGTTCGTGCACAAGATCGGCTCATTGACTGGGCCAACGTTAGCCTCACCGAGGAAAGCCACCGTGCTAGTACCAACCGCTTCAATCGGCTTTGTACCGCGATCAACTTCCTCAACGTACACACCAGGTGACAAGTAGCTCGGCATGAGTTCTCCTCTCTGCGTCTGTTGGAGAGTTCACTGGGGTTGTTCGTGTCGGGAACGAACCCTGGGGAATCCAGGGATGGGGACGGCGCTGGGTACCACCACAGGGGGTCACCCCCCTGCGTTGCGTAACCATGATCAAGGTTGGCTTGCTACTTATCACCCTGATTTTCGGCTGTCAACAGCATCTTTACTTTTCGATGCGCTTTCAGCTTCTTCACCTAACCCTTTCGAAGAACCTCACCTCCCCGCGCGAATCTCTCCGCACCCAAGGAGATCAACCTCACTCGCTGTCACCAGCTCGTGTCAGGCTGTCGTCCCCCCTAATGAGCAAACCCCAAGCCAACCCCAAAATAAAAAATAAAGACCTTGAATATCAGCATTTTAGAAATGGCTCCTCGCTACCCTACGCGCCCCTGTTTTTTAATTCCATATAAAACAGATGCTTACGTGGTGGAAACTAGAGACCCCATGCTCTGAGCGCCTCAGTGAAGCCATTCAGGTGGCTGGATATAGTCATTTTGTCTTTATTTATCATGGTCTTAGTTGAATGGTCGGCTGAAGTGCGGGCCCGACTGGGGTGAGGTGTGAGCACACAGAGCGGAGGGGTCATCCGACCCCTGACCCTCACCCAGGCGCTACCCTGACCCATTCAGGGGTCAGAAAGCCCCACATCCAGGGGCGGAGGCCGCTGGTGGAGCTGGACCCTACCTACACACACCCGCTTGGGCGGCGACAGCTGCCCCCACACGCGGGGCTCGCTTCAGGCGAGCGATCTCCCCGCCTGTGGCGGGGGGTGACTGTGGGGGCGGCGCGTCCGCAGCCGCTTGGACGCCTCACACGCGGAGGCGTCGGCGCGGGGCCAGCTCCCATGAGCGCGCGCAGGGGCCGCTAGTCCTGGGTGACGGGCACGAGGAAGGTGACCTTGCGCTTCTCGCCGATCTCCTCTGGCGTCGCATCCACGTTCCCAACGCAGCGCTTCTCATCGCACTCAAACAGCTTGACCTCAACCTGGCGCTTGCCTAGGTCGAGGGAGCCGACCATGTCAGCGTTCATATTATATTCTGTGCCGACGTTCTTGAGGGTGAGCTTCGTGGGGCCGTCTGGGGTGGGGGTCACGAGGATGATGATGCCCTCGACGGTCTTGGGGGGCGCGGCGAGCCCGCCTTGGTAGAGGCGGCCAATGCCGCCGATCTTGTCCTTGATGCCGTCCTTGAGGCCGAAGATGTTCATCTCCTCTGGGGCGCGCTCTTGGGTGGGGGTCGCGACGGGGTTGCCTGTCGCCCGCGGAGAGGGCTTCGCACTCGCCGGCCTGCTCGCCGGCGAGGAGGTCGCCGCGCTCGGCTGGCTCGCCTGCCTGGGCTTGCCCTCAGGCGGCGGCGCCGCGGTGACGCTGGCGGAGGCGCTTGAAGGGCGCACGCGGCTCTTGCGCTGGGGCGGCAGGGAGGGCTCTGGCTTGGGCTCTGGCTCGAAGCGATAGACCTTCACGGGGTCTACGCGCTCTGGGCGCTCCTCTGAGAACTCTGCGGCGACGGTGTACACCGACGCGCCCTTGCTACAGGCGATGCGGAAGTAGTAGCGCCCCATCGTCACAGGCAGCGGCTGGAAGGTGTAGAAGTCGTTGTCCCCATGAACGGGGATGCGGTCGATGGAGCGCCCAAAGCCATCGTGCAGGTACAGCTCTGCTGTGACGTCGCCAGGGGCGTCGAGGCCAACCGAGATGTTGAGGACGCCCGGCTGCCTGATCAGGACAAAGCGCCAGTCCTCATTGTCGCCCGCGCCCGCGTCGCAGCGGTCGTCTTGGCTGGT